CGCGGCGTAAGCTCACGTGGCACAGCGGATTGGAGGCCAGGGGCAACGTGGGTTGATGACGGTTATTCCTCGGCGGCGAATCCGGGCATTCTCAATCCGGATGCGTTGCACATCGATGACGTTGTCGCAGCATTCGCGAATGACGGTACGGTAAAGAACGTACAGCTGCGGATGGCGGGAGAGGCGCAGCTTGAGAGCCACGGACTCGTAATGCGAATCCGAATGGCCGATGACACTCCCGTCCTTTCGGGTGAGAGTGCACTGAACGAGGTCATTCTCCCGCGTGGTGGAACTGACCGTGTCACAAGTGATGTGTCGCCACCGTTTACAGACGCGAACGGTGTGCGGTGGCCGGCGACGATCGACGTGGACTACATCCCGCCGGCACGTCACGCCGCGATCACGGCGGCGACTGATGAACCGATCGAGCCAATCGAGCCGACTGAACCTCCTCCACCTGGGTCAGGTGATTCGGGTCCGAACCTTCATCGGTTCTATGATGACGGTGACGACATCGCAGAGATGCAACGAAAGACGGCTAAGACAAAGGAGAATGACTAATGCCGTGGCACAAGCAGGCAAACCATCCCGACTGCCCAAGCGATTCGCCGTGGGCCGTCGTGAAGGACGACGACGGCGAGGTCGAGGGTTGTCACGCGACCGAGTCGGACGCGGATGATCAGATCGCCGCGCTGTATGCGTCGGAGAGCGAGGGTGAGCATGACGCAACCGTCGCCGATCAGGACGTTATGGACGAGGTGCTACGCCGCGTCTACGCGGTCGATGATCCCGTTCCGGTCGAGTCGCCCGCCCCGAACGGCGAAGGCCCTGAAACGAGCTTACGCCGCCCGCTCGAGGAGTATTCGCTGGGGAAATGGCGGGGCGTTCTCTGCGTCGAGGACATCATGACCGGTGACGCCCGAAAGTTCGCCTCGGGATCACTTGAGTGGCGGGATCTGCCACTGTCGTTGTACTGGCAGCCGCAGACGGCGGAGGGCCACGATCAGTCGGTCATCGTCGGGCGCATCGACGAGATCATGCGTGACGGCAACATCATCCGAGGTCGAGGCGTGTTCGATCTCGCCGGCATCGGCATGGAGGCGCATCGCCTCGTCCACGGTGGGTACATCCGAGGACTCTCGGTCTCGGTCGATGATGTAAGCGACTCCGACATCGAGATGATCTGGCCCGAGGAGACTGAGGGTGGTGACGAGGAAGGCGGACTCGAGGCGCTGTTCGTTGAGCCTGAGTGCGTCATCTTCCATCACGCACGAATCATGGACACACATCTCACCGGCCAGCCTGCGATGCAGGAGGCGTTTCTTGAGCTTGTCGCTGACATGGAGGTCGAGGAGCCGATGGACGCGCAGTTCGGCGCAGTCCCACCTCATACGACGACGACATCGGACAACGCCTGGGACGCCAGTGTTCATCTTGCACAGCTGCAGGCTGGGCTTCGAGATGTGGCACAGCCGAATGCGTTCGCCTTGGTTGACGGTGACGTTCGTATGTTCATGCATCACGAGGTGCATAACGGCGTCGTCGGTCCGGCAAACCTCACGGCGTGTTCATCCGCCATCGGCATGCTCAACGGCGGTCGAGGTGGGACGACGATTCCGGACGCCGCACGGCAGGCTGTGTATGCCCACCTCGCCAAGCACCTACGTGACGCGGACCGTGAGCCACCTGAGCTCATGTCGATCGCGGAGGTCGAGGCGCTCGTTGCCTCGACACGTCCGCCGATGGAGCCGCCGATCGAGTGGTTCCGCAATCCGCGCTTTGATAAGCCCACGGCACTGACGGTCGATGAGGACGGTCATGTGTATGGCCACCTCGCGCTTTGGGGTGTGTGTCACACGTCGTTCTCGAACGTCTGTGTCGTCGCACCTCGGGCGCCCGGTGGAGACTATGGGATCTTCCGCAAGGGTGAGGTGTTCACGAGTGACGGCACACGGATCCCGGTCGGTCAGCTCACGATGGATACGGGTCACGCGCCGACGAACCTGGGCATGGCGCCTGCCGCTGCTCACTATGATCACACGGGCACGGCGGTTGCCGATGTCGCCTGTGGTGAGGATCGGTTCGGTATCTGGTTCTCCGGCGCCGTTCGTCCCGACGCGACCGAGCTGGATATTCGCAAGCTGCGCGGCGCGGGTGTGTCAGGTGACTGGCGTCGGCACGGCGGTTCGTATCGACTCGTCAACGCGCTCGTCGTGAACTCACCTGGGTTCCCAATCCCCCGACTCAAGACGTTCGTCCACGACGGCGAGCAGACGGCGCTCGTTGCGGCGGGTATCGTCCTGCCTGAGACGGTCGAAACGCGGACGATGCCAGTGGCCGTCGCCGATAGGATTGCCAAGTCGATCGGCCGTGACCGCGTCGCCCGACTTCGTGAACGCGTGCATCCAAGCCTCGGAAACATGTAGGATCAACACATGGCATGCAACTGCGGTAAGAAGAAGATCATCTCGATGACCATTCATGAGATCGAGGCTGAACGTCAGCGTGGCGAACTCGAACGACGGGTCGCCGAGGAGTCGGCGAAAGCGTCGGACGCCGCGAACGCTTAATCTCTCCAGTTGACCTCGTACCTCGATGTGGGTACCTTCGTCTCTCAACGGGTCGCACACTGGGTGTGGCCACGTGAACAACGAGGTCGGGTACATGACAAGAAAGCGGACCCACACCGGGATCTTCTCGTTCGAAGATAACGTCCCGGCCGAGAACGAGGACTCGATCGTCGTTCCGGAGAACCTGCAGGAGATCGCCGATGACGAGCTCGAGGAGCTCGAGGGTCGCGCGGTCGAGGCATTCGACGAGTTGTACGACACGAGCCCAACCGAGCCCGAGGCCGTCAATACGCTCGCTGAACTCGCCGAGGCAGTCGAGGCACTACGTGGCGAGCGAACCCGACGCGAGGAATCACGCGCCGAGCAGCAGGCCCGTGCCGATGAGCTTCGCAGCCGAATCCACGCGACCAATGACGATCCCGAGGATCCGGACGGCGGCGACGGCGGCGACGGCGGCGAGGGTGAAGGCGAGGCCGAGGCTCGCCGCGTCGAGCAGCCCGAGCCTGTCGCGGTGGCGGCGGCTACGGCGGCTCCACCTCCTCAGCCCGTACCGACGACTGAGCCGGCCGTTCCCAAGCGCACGCGACGGATCAACGTCGCGATGTCGGAGGTCCGCAAGCATCAGCCTCCGCCCGAGGTTCGAGAGCACCTGTCGATCACGGCTGCCGCCGACGTTCCTCGGTACACGGCCGGTCACGAGTTCGTCAGCCTCGACCAGCTCGCTCACGCATTCAATGAGCGGGCGAAGTCGACACCGATCTCGGGTTCGGGTCTCGTCATCGGCCCAAAGGTCGCCACGATCCAGCACGAGTACGAGCACGTGATCTCGGCCGAATCCTCGCCGGCGGACGTCGAGCGGATCATCAAGGAGATCACGTCACAGGACGCGCTCGTCAGCGGGATCGCGGCGGCGGGTGGCTGGTGCGCTCCGAGCGAGACCACGTACGACTTCTTCAACATCACGTGCGAAGACGGCATGGTCGACCTTCCCGAGTTCGGTGTCAGCCGGGGTGGCATCCGCTTCCCAACCTCGCCATCGATGGCGGATGTGTTCACGGGCACATTCACCAACGCGACGAACCCATGGCTCTGGACCGAGACCGATGACATCCTGACCGTTACCGGCTCGACGGTCAAGCCGTGCGTCAGAGTTCCATGTCCGGCGTTCAACGATATCCGCCTCGAGTGTTACGGCATCTGCCTCACGGCGGGTAACCTCACGGACAACGCGTATCCCGAGGCGACGAGGAACCAGCTCGCGCTCCTGCGTTCCGCTCACTTCCATGCTCAGAACCAGCGGTACATCGCAACGATGGTCGCGCTGTCCTCGCCGGTCGCCACGGGCGGGTTCGCGACGAACGGCTACTCGCTCGCCGCTGACCTTCCGTCGTACGCCGGGTGGGCCGCGATCGACTACCGCAACCGGTATGGCATGTGCGAGAACGACATTCTCGAGGTCGTGCTTCCGTCATGGGCGAAGGAAGTCATGCGTGGCGACCTCGCGTACCGCAACGGCGTCGACATGCTCGCCGTCTCGGACGCGCAGATCAACGACTGGTTCGATGTTCGCAGCGTCCGCGTCCAGTGGGTCAAGGACTGGCAGGTGCGAGGCACCAACCAGCCCGGCGGCGCCACGCCGACGCAGCTGTACCCCGCCACCGTGCAGTTCATGATCTACGCGGCGGGCACCTTCGGTCGTGGCAACGGTCTGACCCTCGATCTCGGTGTCGTGCGCGACTCGGTGCTCAACGCCGAGAACGACCACACGGCAGCGTGGTCCGAGGAATGCCACCTCATCGCGCGATTCGGTCACGAGTCGCGTCTGTACACCGTTCAGGTCTGCGCCTCCGGCCGCACCGGGATCAACGACGTGAACGACTGCCGGGTTTCCTGACCTTGGCAGGAGGCAACGTAAATGGAGAGGAGGTGAGCGTAAGTGCCAATCGCAACAGCTAGGCGGGGCGTCTCGGCACCGGCGTTCACTCCTCTTTCCTACGGTCTCCTGTCGGTGGTCGGAACACCGACCGACACGGCGGACCCCCACTGGCAGGGTGGCGTCGACTACATCCCTGACAGTTGTGCCGAGGCTGGCACAACGCTCGATGGGTGCCCAAGCGGCGATACGGTCACGAAGGCGCCGACGGTCACAGGCATCGGCGACATGGGCGCACAGCCGTTCACGGTGTTCTCATGGATCCGCTGTTCACCGGTCGGCTTCAGCCAGGCCGAGGTCGAGGCGCGTGCACGCAATGGACTGACCCGAGGCGAGGCCCGTGCGGTCGAACGGATCTTCTGGACGGGCACGACATCGATCGGCGCCCAAGATGTGCTTCCACATTTGGCCGAGAACACAGCTGTGACGGAAGCTGGCATCCAACTACAGACGGCGGCGACCATCATCACGGGTACCACCGTTGATGTCGTCGAAGGCATGGGTATGCTCGAAGGTGAGCTCGCCTTGTGCTACGGCGGCGAAGGCGTCATCCACGTGCCGAGGTCGCTCTTGGCGGCATTGGCTGGACAGGGACTCGTCAGGCAGGACGGCATGCGGCTGCGGACGATGGGTGGGATGAACGTCGCCGCCTACTCGTCGAACAATCGTCAGGGGCCCGATGGCACGAACCCCGCCGGTGGCACAACGTGGATCTACGGAACCGGTGCGGTGGACATGCGTCGCTCCGACATCGAGTTCACAGGGTCGTATGCTCAGTCGATCGACCGCAGCGAGAACTCACTTGTGCTCGTTGCTGAACGTACATACGTCATTGGATGGGACTGCTGCCACCTCGCGGTGCGGGTCTCACTCGGCGGCGAAGTCACCGGAGCCATTGGCAGTCCAAGCTAGGAGAACAAGAACATGCCTACTCTGTGCTCAACCCCGATCAAGGCGCGAGTTGCCCGCATCGTCAAGTTGGACGTCTGCGGCAATCCGGTCACGGGTGCATCATCCTCAGTCGTGATCACGGATGGCTTCATCTCGATCGATGTGTCGCCCGAGTACGAGGAAGGTGAGGAGTTCCTCACCAAGAACGCGAACGGTGCACCGTGCGTTAACCAGAAGGACCCGAACTTTCTCAAGCGCGTTGGGCTGTCCATCGAGTTCTGCAACATCGACCCGGACGCCATTGTCCTCCTCACCGGTGAACGACTGCTAGTCACGGGTGGTCCGGCCACCGGCACAGGCGTCGTGTTCGGCGAGGGGCTTCTCCTAGCTCGATTCTCCCTCGAAGTCTGGCAGCCCCTCGCCGGCGTCGGCGCGTGTTCCGCAACGGGTCAGCAGTACCACCTCTACTGGGCGTTCCCCAACGTCGGCAACACGATGATCTCGGACTTCACGATGGAGAATGGGCCGATGTCGTTCACCATCGATGCGAACACGAATGGGGCGGGGTTGCTCTGGGGAGACGGCCCAGGCACGGGGGTGTCGTACCTCAACAACTCGGTGCTCGCGGCGGACGAGCATTTCGCCTTCAACGTGTCGGCGGCGACGCCACCCACCGCAACGTGCGGTTCGGTGCTCCTGACCTGATACCTTGTTCAGGTGATCACAGGTCCATGCCAGCCGTGGCCGTATGCGGGTTGCTGCTGTGATCTAACCACCGTCTCGCCGACGGTCACGGGTGTCGCGCTTCAGGCGGCAACTGAGGTCTTGTGGTCGCTATCCGGTCGCCAGTTTGGTGAATGCGAGGTAACGCTCTT